AAAGACTTGTAGCTGCAGTTGATGTTTATGAATCTGACTTTGGATCAATGACTGTTGTTCCAAATAGATTCTCAAGAGCAAGAGATGTGTTTGTATTACAACCAGATATGTTTGCTACTGCTTTCCTAAGAGATTTCTCTCTTATGAACTTAGCGAAAACTGGAGACGCTGAAAAACAAGCTCTACTTTGCGAATATACTTTGGTTTCTAAAAACCAAAAAGCAAGTGGTGCAGTTTTTGATGTAACTACATCATAATCAATTTAATTATAGGGGGAGCAATCCCCCTATATTCAATTAACATTTTTGTTTGGTCTTTGAAGATTTTTTTAAAGTCGGAACGAAGCAAATAAGAGGAATATAACATGAGAACTTTAAACGATTATTTTTTAGAGTGTCATTTAGACGATGTTTCAACAGCTGGAACTGTAAGAGTAGCAGTGCCAGATAATGGGAGAGTAATTAAAATTACTTCTGTATTAGGTGGAACTATCTCTGGTGCTAACGCTGGTATTACTGCCAAAGTTAATACTACAAATATGACTGGTGGAACTATCACTATTGCACATAGTGGAAGTGGTGCTGGTGATATTGACACTTGTGAGCCAACTGGTGCTAATAGCGTAGTTGAGGGTGATTACATCGCCATCGCTACTGATGGTGCATCAACAGGAACTCACTCTGCTCATTTTACAATTATTGTAAGAAGATAATTATAGAATTTGGGGGATCTTGCCTAGCGGTACTTCCCCCAAATGCACAATAAAATTTTATAGGAGAAAATACTATGCCGATGGTCGGAAAGAAAAAATTTTCATACACAAAAAGTGGAATGAAAAAAGCTAAAGCCTTTGCAAAAAAAAAAGGTAAAAAAGTTAATATGAAAAAGGGGAAATACTAATGGCTTATAATTATGGATTATTTCCAATTAAAACACAAAAGGTAACATCTAGTGGGTCAAGCGCAGCTACTAGTGATGGTATGTTAGCTCACACACAATTTGTAAGAATTGTTGCTAGTGCTAATGGCCATGTTGCATTTGGTGGATCACCAACTGCTACTACATCATCAATGTATATACCAGCTAATGATATTGAAATAATAAAAATTAGACCAGGTGAAAAAGTTGCTTTTATAGGAAGTGGCGATCTTTACGTTACTGAGTTAAGTGGCTAAGAAATTTAAAGATTTTGTAGCACATGAACCTGTTCATCACAAAACATCGATAGGCAGGAATCCTAGTCTTTGCAAAATGAACAAAAAAAAACGAAAAAATTTTAAAGCTTACAAGGGTCAAGGCCGATGAGTAAAGTTGTTGAAAAAGAGGGTTTAGTAAGTGAAACTTTTATTGGCACAGAAAAAGGTGTCATCCAAGAAAGAAAAGTAGATCACAAGCCCATATTAGAACACAATAAAAAGTTATATACTCAAAACGATGGTTATAGTGCTGATAAAGGTTTAAAAAGAATAGCATCTATCCCTACAATTGTTTTAGAAATTTGGGCTAAAGAATATAACAAAGATCAAAATAAAGGTAATTGGTTTGCATTACCTAAAGATGTTCAAACTAAAATTTTAAAAGAAAAATTAAATAGTTCTGATTATAGATATTTTAGAACAGCACCAGGTAGATTTTAATGGCATTAACAAATTACACAGAATTAAAAACGTCAATTGCTAATTGGTTAAATAGAAGTGATTTAACAAGTGAGATACAAGACGACTTTATTAAATTAGTAGAAGCTGATTTTAACTCTAAGTTAAGAGTTAGAGCTATGGTAACTTCAAGTGATATTACTATCAACAATGAAACTGTTGCACTACCAAGTGGTTTTTTACAAGTAAGAGATTTTTATATTTTAAGTGGCTCAACTAAATATCCTTTAAGATACATGACTCCATCACAAATGGATCAAGTAAAAGGAACATCAACTACTGGAATTCCACAAGCATACACAATACTTGGTGATAATTTTAGATTTATGCCAAGACCAGATAGTACATATACTGGTAAATTAAATTTTTATAAAAGTTTTACAAGTTTAAGCAATAGCAACACTACTAATTATATTTTAACAAGTCATCCATCTATTTATTTATATGGTGCTTTGTTTCATGCAGCGAATTTTTTAGGTGGTATTAATCCTCAACAAGTTCAAACATGGCAACAAATGTATGGTACTGCTATGGAAAGATTAGAACAAAACGATAGAGAAGATCAATTTAGTGGATCACCTCTACAAATAAGAAGTGAAGATACAATTTCATCACCTTTTAAAACTTTAAATATTACTACAACTAATTCGGCTTAATTATGCAATTACCTTTTGGAGAATGGCTACCTGATCAACCATCGCATCTAAACCCTGGCTCAACTGTAGCAACTAATGTGTATCATGCACAATCAAGCTACAAGCCTGTAAAAAGTTTAGTAGCTTATAGTGGTGCATCTAATGTTACACAAAATGCAAAAGGAGCAGGAAGTTTTAGAGATAACACAAACGCTGTATTTACATTTGTTGGAACAAAAGACAATATTTATAAATTAACTAGTGGAACTTTTACAAGCGTAAAAGGTGGTTGTACTATAAGTGGTGGTGATACTGATTTTTTTACATTTACTCAATTTGGCCAATTTGTAATTGCAAGTAATGGTGTTAATCCACCAATGTATTATCAAATGGGTACTTCAACAAACTTTGCTACACTTCAAAGTATAGTAACAAGTGGTAACGTACCTAGTAAGTTTAGAGTTTCAGGTGTTGTTAGAGATTTTTTAGTAACAGGAAATATTGAGAACGCTAAAAATAGAGTTCAATGGAGTGGTATCAACGATATATCAACTTGGGAAGCTGGTATAAGTTCAAGTGATTTACAAGATTTGCCAGGCTCAGGGGGTCAGGTTGTTGCCATAACTAGTGGTGAGGTTGGATATGTATTTAGACAAAACCAGATTATTAGGATGGACTTTGTTGGTGGAAATACAATATTTAGATTTAGTGTAATCTCACCGAACAGGGGAGCTGTCTATGGCCAAACTGTTTGCCAAGATAATAGACAAATATTTTTCTACGCTGATGATGGTTTCTTTCAAATCAATGGTGATCAAGTGTTGCCTATTGGAGCAGAAAAAGTAAATAGATTTTTTGAAAACGATTTAAACAAAGCTTATCCTGATAGAATAACAAGTGCTGTTGATCCATTTAACACACTAGCTATATGGTTATATCCAAGTAAGAACAATCCTAATACAACAGGTATTTGTGATAGATTATTAATTTATAATTATGTAACTCAAAAATGGTCTTTAGCTAATGTTAAAGCATCACAAATTTTTAAACAATTTGTAATTATTAATACAGTTGAGTTGATGGATTTAGTATCAGAGAACTTGGATGAAATTAATATTTCTTTAGACACTCCTTATTGGACACAAGGACAACTATATTTAGGTGCTATAGATGAAAATTTTAAAGCAGCTATTTTCTCTGGAACAAATTTAGAAGCAGAATTAGAAACTAGAGAACAAGAAATATTTCCAGGTTTAAGAGCTAACATTACAGGTATCAGACCAATTGTTGATGCTACTGCAAATGTAACAGTTAAAACTAGAAATACTTTAGCAGAAACAGTTACTACTTCTGCATCAAGTACAGCAAATACAACAGGCATAAGTCCAGTAAGACAATCTGGTAGATACTTTAGAGCAAATGTAAAAGTACCTGCTGGAACAGTTTGGAGTCATGCACAAGGAATAGATTTAAAAGCTAGTCAAGGTGGCGATAGATAATGAGTGATAAAATAGATATTGATAATATTAGATATTCAATTGAAACACAGGAATTTTTTCAAAGACAAGTTGAAGAAGCTGTAAATACATTAATTAACAAAAACAATGCTGAAAGCGATAAGGCTTTTAGTTGGTTTATGAATTAGGAGAAAATAAATGGCAGGAATAAAAGACTACTCAACAACACAAGCAAGTAACACTTCTTTAAATGGAATAAATACAGCAGAGGGAATGTTACCTAGTAATTTAAATAATGCAATTAGAGCATTGATGAAAAATACTAGAGAGTGGTTTAACGATAGTCAATGGGTAGAATATGGAGATGGAGATTCAGCTTATGTTCCAGCTTGGGTTTCAACAACTCAATTTACAATAGCAAGTAGTGTTGATATTACTGCGATCTATCATGTAAATAGAAGATTAAAAGTTTTAAAAGGTGATGGTACTGTTGTTTATGGAGCAATTACAGCATCATCTAACAATGGTACTTTACAAGCAATCACAGCAGCTTTTGATAGTGGTAATATAGGTGCATCAACAAACACATTAAGAATATTTATTGCAGCACTAAGTTCTACAAACAATTCAATACCAGTTGGAGCTATTGCTGCAACTAATATTGCAGATGGTTCAGTAACTACTGATAAACTTGCTAATGATGCAGTAACTACTGCAAAAATTCCAGATAATGCAATTACGACTGCTAAGATAAATGCAGATGCAGTTAATGGAACTAAGATTGCAGATGATAGTATAAATTCAGAACACTATGTAGATGCTTCAATAGAC